CCTTTGGCGACCCGACGCCGGTCATGGATAAGCGCGACATTCTGGATTACGCCGAGTGCATCGGTAACGGGCGCTGGTTTGAGCCGCCGGTCAGCTTTAGCGGGCTGGCTAAGAGCCTGCGCTCGGCCGTGCATCACAGCTCGCCGATTTACGTGAAGCGCAACATTCTGGCCTCAACGTTTATTCCGCACCCGATGATGAGCCAGCAGGAGTTCAGCAAGTTTGCGCTTGATTATCTGGTCTTCGGCAACGCTTTTGCCGAGCTGCGCCACAACGGCCTGGGCAAGCCGCTGCGCCTTGAAACCACACCGGCAAAATTCACCCGCAGAGGCGTGAAGGAGGGCGTTTACTGGTTTGTCAATGACTGGAAAGAGCCGCATGAATTTTCGGCCGGCAGCGTGTTTCACCTGCTGGAGCCGGATATCAATCAGGAGCTGTACGGCCTGCCGGAATACCTCAGCGCGCTCAACTCCGCCTGGCTGAATGAGGCGGCGACGCTGTTCCGCCGCAAGTATTACCAGAACGGCGCGCACGCCGGTTACATTCTGTATATGACCGACGCAGCGCAGAGCAGCAGCGACGTTGACCGGATGCGCCAGGCGATGCGCGACACGAAAGGCCTGGGTAACTTCCGTAACCTGTTCATGTACGCGCCGAACGGCAAGCCGGACGGGATCAAGATTCTGCCGCTAAGTGAGGTGGCGACGAAAGACGATTTCTTTAACATCAAGAAGGCCAGCCGCGATGACCTGTTAAGCGCGCACCGGGTGCCGCCTCAGATGATGGGGATTATCCCTGACAACTCCGGCGGATTCGGTGACGCGGTAAAAGCTTCGCAGGTATTCGTGCGTAACGAACTGACACCTTTGCAAGAACGCATGAAGGAGATAAATGACTGGATTGGATTGGATATAATTCAATTTAAAAAATATGAGCTTATTTAGAACAGCTTCAAAGTTTCCGATCTGCTGGATCGTAGTGAAAATTAATAGGGTAATGGGTTACCTCATAAGGTAGCCCGGAAGTTTTATGTGTATGTCTGCTATGAAAAACAAGAGGATTTACTTGGCATGGCTCAATTTCAATTGAGCGGCAAGCATGAATGCGAGGAGCACATTTCTTAAGGTGTTCAGACCATGAGTCCATCATGTCTTTACATCTAATATTTTTGGAATAAATTATAAGCCCGCCACTACAACTATCTGCTGATCCAGAGCTATATCTCTCAGTGAGCTGAGCATAACCTTTGAATAAATAACTATAAGCTGATGTATGTTTTTTTGCTTCACCATGCCATGTGTAATTATGGAGCTTAATAGTTATATCACAATGCCCACGTTGATTGTCCTCGTGAAAAGCTTGAATTCCCATGTGCGGATTTTTTATATTTGAAAGTAAAATTAGGGTCAATTGATCTTCTGAAAGATCAAAGCTAATTTTATTTACATTTTGCTCCATGTATTTTATAGCTTCATCAAGCTCTATTCTAATAAATTGTTTAAAATTATCATAGGATTGAACAGCGAATCTGACTCGCTCTAACGAGTAATGTATCTTATTAAGAAATGCGTCTTGGTCTAATTGAGCCAAACTCATGCGCTGCGAAGGAATTGACATAATTTACGCCCCTTCAATTATCATCGACAGTAAAAAAAGGGAACACGTAATTCTTATAGTCGTAAACCAATTCACCAGTGTAAGGATGCTCAAGACTTCGGCTAGCATGAGCATCCATAACTTCTTTTATTTTAATCTCAATAGGATCGTTAAAATCATCAATAAAAAAATATTTCAATTTTAAAAAATCAATTGATGGATTGCAAAGCACTTGAATAGCAATGACTGAAATTTCTTCAGCTTGCTTAGATGTTGAATAATAATGATACTTTTTGGTGAATGAAAAAATATCATTGTAGCTTAAGAGCATGTTAGGGGATTTTTTTGCATAGTCTTCAATTTGGTCATGTAAGAAACATGCCAAGGCACCCACTTCAGGAGTGTCTTTACATATCTTCATGATTTGATTGGACATATCTAAATCCCCCATGCTGAATTCGCCTATAGTATCAGCTTCGCGAGTGTTTCGAAATCATCTTTACAGATACATTTACTTAGTAAAGCATAGCTTACTGGCGAAACACTACTACCACCGAGGTGCCGCCTAAGCGTGCCAGGAATTACAAGTTCAATATTGTCAGCGAGTTGTAACTGTGGATTATTCCTCCCCACGCGTATTCCGATACGATAAAGTCCGATTTGCCCTACTGCTTTAATCCCTTCTTTATTAAAGAGATCATCTCTCAAATCTTTATTAGCCGTATTCTTTTTTTCTTTATGAGTAGTGCCTTCATTGGTCAGAAAAGAAAGATCAAAAACTTTGTAATCAATATTTGAGAAGGGCAATGCTACTTGCTGAAAGAGAGGATCAATTAATGGATAAAAATCTTTCTCAGTAGATTTGAAGTTTTTTCCAAACTCTTGATATAACTCACTTACGATGTTTCCTTTTGAAAATAGAATGCTATCACTAATAGCATTACCTCCAGTGTCGATTAAAATATGTATTTTATCATTACTAAATATACACACGTCATAACACTGCTTTTTCTCTTTGCGCTTTGCAATTACTTCATCATAACCGTTGAGTTGTGGCAAAGTTTGCAGGGGAAGCTTTTCGCGAATTACCTGCTCGCGAATGGATGAGAAAAGAATTATAGATATACTATTACTTTGCGAATGGAAAACTAACGTTGGCTGATTTTTTTGAGAGCTGTTAACTTGAACGTCATCAAGAAGTGTTTCTGACAAATTTTGAGGTTGAGCTATAGCTTTCCATTTTGCTTCATACTTTTTCTGAAGTGCATCAACCACATCCTTACCTACACTGATACTGAACAAGGCTTTCTCACCGAACATAATTTGTCCGTCAAGAACATCATTGATGGTATCAATCGTTTTATCAAACTTGCCTTTATCAACCTTTTTCAATTCAACTAACGCATCCAGAATCTTTTCGTTAGTTGCTTCGCGCCCCTTTCCTGTGGGCAAACCTAAAGAGCCAACTATTGGCCTAGCAACATTCCAGCTAAGTCGTTCTGTTAACGTTAGAATCGATTTTAGTTCTGAATCAGAAAGAATAGCCGGAGCATTACCAATCATTTAATCACCCAAAAGTTTTTACTTATCATAAACATAAAGCGAATAACCGCAAGAAAAAGCAGCTCTCCACTAAGACAATAGGAATAAACTTATCTTAACTATTTAAAGTATTGCAAGTGATTTCATAAGTTTTGCTGTAATGCACCATCATCTATTTGGAAAGGACCACAAACATGTTTACATGCCTTGCGCGCAATGCTATCCCCGCCACGCCTGCCCGCTTTGTGCATCGCTTTTAATGCAGTTGCATGTACCTCGCAAAACACCGCCATTACTGGCGCTGCAGGGTGTTTCAGTGCCACAAAAATTAATGCGAATCCATGCACGTTATGCATGCATGGCTCATTTACGGGTTACAGCGCCCGAAAATTCTGAGGAAGCAGCGCTTCCATAGCTCAACTGCTGCAAGTAAACGATGCCTTCACGAAGTGAAACAGGGCGCGGCAACTCGATCATAAAAACAAAATCGTAAGTCCTTCCGAGCCAGAATCCTCCGCCAGCCTCTTTTGGACGCTGAAAGAATACCCAGCCGCCGGAATGGAAATACTCAAGGTAATCCCCACGATAAACGATCTGATAATTAGTGTCTTTTCCGGCCATTTGCTAACGCCTCGCAATGCTCGTTGTTCAACCGTGCCACTGCCAAAATCAAGATTTTGGCATCAGCCCGGTTATCAATGCAGCCAGCTGTCATCTTCCCAGACGTTCTGAAGTAAATCATTCAGCCTGCGCCGGTCTTCATCAACTTTTACACCAGGCATTTCAATTTTGGTGTAACTACCCTGGCGAACCTGTACCACTGCATCAGGAAACAGCGCAGTCACACGTTTGCTCACCTCTTCCCGGAAAGCTTCAACCACCGACTGACTGATTTTCTGATTCTTATCGAGCATGATTTCAATACGCATCATTTCTTTGCCTCGATTTTATTTATCAATCGGCACAGCCGAAAAAACGACCGAAAACTGTTGATTAGCTATTGAAGTGTTACGCGCCAGTTCAGCAATGAGATTTAAAGCGATCACTCTGTCCTGCTCCCTACAGATCCCTTCAGAAGTAAGTCGCGCAATCAACTCTACCCGCTCAAGCATCACTCGCTCTTTTAAACCGTTATCCATGTGCCCTCCCCACTAAAACACTGTCTATTTATACAGTAGCACAGCATTTACAGGTTGAGGAAGAAAAATGTCCCAGCCAATTTAATTTTTTATCTAGCTGATAAAGAACATTTTTATCCTCGCCTTATCTCAAAAGTTAGCTTGCCAGAAAACTTAATGATCTGATTGTCAGCTACTTAAGAATTTCCAACTGTAGCCCATCAATTTTCGCTTTTTGTACGGTGCTTTTCTGCTAAACGGTTAAATCGTTCTAATACGAAAGTCCTTTTCGGCTCCAGTATTGGGCGGGCCAGTTCTCCATTAGGTAAGCTGCGGAACATTTGACCAGCGATTTTAGTCTGCGTGCCACCAATCAGACGCACGGCCATCCCGCGGCTGATGGTTTCACCGCTTAAATCTCTCACCTGGCCGATCAGGTTGTCGCACGCAGCTTCGATTTTGTCCGACCGCCTCAGCTTCAGATGCCGCTTTGCTGGCTTCTCCGCCCTTAACCGGCTTAAAAGCCGCCGCCGTTCCTTTCTGCTCATGCCGTCCAGGTCGATTTTTTCAAAACTTTCCGGCGGGCTCGAATCCTCAGATCTCAAACCTCCCGTACAGTTATTGACAGAACTCCGAGAGGACGCGGACGCGTCCTTAAATTCAAAAGCCAAATCAACGGCACGTTTCGGGACAATCTTCCATTGCATCAGACGGGTTAAAATTGGCGTATCGTCGCCAACTTCGGTTGCGTAAACACCCTTGATGCGCACGGTTTCCTCGCCGTACTCATTCACGTCTTCGCTTGCCTGATACCAGGTGCGCACAGCCAGCTCATCACGGCGCACGAACGGGCCTCCCTGTGCGTTAACGTATCCGGCCCAGTCGCCTGCATCTGCTGCGTCATGCGCGGCGGCAAACTCAATGCTCAGGCCGTGCGCGGTTTCGCTGTCTGCCATGCGGCGCAGCTCGCGGTAAACCGTGACCGGCGCACCGCCCACAAACTGAAACTGCCGGATGTGCCAGCGTGCCGCCCAGGCAGAAACGGCCGAGGCTGTTTCTTTCAGATCTTTTCCGCTCTCGTCGTCTATCTCGCCATCCAGTGCATAACCATCAATATTTTTGGAAATGTATTTAGCAACGTAACCCGTTGCGCTGCCTTTCTCCGGGTCGATAGCCTCGGCGTGAAAGCGGGCCTTACGGGCCTTGTCTGTCGTCAGCTCGCTGCTATCTTCCTGCCAGGCGTAATCACGCATAATTTCGCGCACGCGCTCAGCCTGCTCAGGGCGCATAAACATGAGCATGTGCCAGTGTGGGGTCGCATCATGATGAGGCTCAGCAACGCGGATCCCGAAGATGCGGATTTCTTCGCGGTGCAGCTTGGCGCGGATTTTCTGCCAGACGCTGCAGAGATAACGCTGCGTATCAGCCGGACTGGCGCCATTCCATTTGCGGTTACGATGCCCGGTTTTGATTGTGGCGTGATAGCGAGCCGGAGCTGTCAGCGTGTAGAACTCGCCTATAAAGCCCATTTCATTGCAGATGTTTTCGAAGCCACGAATGCGGGTCATCAGCTCGCAGCGGCGGATCGCCGGGTTGGCCACACTGCCGTCGTATTTCTCGATCAGGCTGATGCGGTTGCCTTCCTCGTCTTCCAGCTCCATTCCCTTCAGAAATTCACGGGTGCGGCGCTTCTGCTCGCGCCACTCTGAAACGGTCATGCTGCTGGCGTAGGGGGTGTGCTTTTTGCTGACATTAGCCAGGGCGATCTGAAGGTGTTCACGCCATGATGCGGCCACGCGGCGGAGTCGGCCTTTCCACCATTTTTCCGTCTGCATACGCATGATCGCCGGGGTAACTTCCTCCGGGTCAAACAGCCGGGACGTGACCTTATCCCACAGCGGCGGTGTCTGGCTCAGCTCGCGGGTGATGGTGGCGGCGGTCATGTAGACACGATGCGTATATTTATAATCTGACTCGTCGCTGGCCTGCTCGTGTGCCTGTACCAGCTCGGCTAGAATGAAATTAGCCACATCCCCAGCCAGCAAATCGACGTCGGCGCGAGCCATATCAGGCAGGCGGTTAAAGCGGCGCATCAGATCCCACAGCTGACCGCCCGCGCTGGCCGCGCCTGCCTGTTTAGTGGCATTGCCTGCCAGCAGGTTAAACGTGCCGTGACGCATTTCACTGAGGCGATATTGAGCGTTAACGGTTTCAACGCGTGGCAATGTGCGCTCAACGAAAGTTTTCGTTAAGTACGCATTGGCACGATCAATACCCTGTGTTTTTTCCAGCTCACTGACACGGCGCTTTACATCTATCTGAATCAGCGTCGGCTGCTTTTCGAGTAGCTCCTGCGCACGCGCTAAAGCCGCAATCATCTGACTGCGGCTGTGCATTTCCTCATAGGTGGGGTACGGACTGGCGATGGCTTCCCGTGGAGCATTCCACGGGTAAGCGTATTCCTGAATCATTGAGCCGCCAGCTGTTCTGCAGACCGTGCAACAGGATTGCGCACGGCGATGATTTCTGTTGCGCGCTTACTTTTACCTGCAGCAACGCCAACCGAGCGGGCTACGCTAATACCGGTGATATCGAAAGCGCGAAGAATGCTGCGGGTGTAGAGAGTGTCGCTATTAGAAACCACAACCGGGCAGCGCTCCGAGACGTCAAGCAACATGCTGACCAGATCGTGATGCTCATCTTTGTCAAAACCTGCAGAGTGATATTCCGCGAACGTACCGTCATAAGGCGGATCGCAATACACCACATCGCCAGCTTTGGTCAGGCGCAGCGTTTCGCGGAAGTCAGCGCAGATGAACGTCGCGCGCTGCGCTTTCTTCGCGAATGCTTCTATCTCAGCCAGTGGGAAATATGGCTCTGCGTAGTTACCAAACGGGATGTTAAATTCACCACGCTTGTTATAGCGGCAAAGACCGCGATAGCCATTGCGGTTCAGGTACAGGAAATAAGCGGCGCGCTCCAGAAGAGGCAGCGACGGATCATGATTAAATGCTTCACGCACAGCGTAATAACTTTCGCCGGTCGTGTTCTGATTAAAGAGGCTAGCCGCCACAATTATAAACGGGCGGGTGTGCTCTTTTATCTGGCGATAGAGGTTGATGAGGTCAGGGTTTATATCCGCAACCAGATAGGCCCGGTAATCGGTATTCATCATTACCGCGCATGAACCGGCAAAAGGCTCGACCAGGCGATCACCTTCTGGCAGGTGCGCCAGCAGCTCCGGCATAACGCGGGACTTGTTGCCCGCCCATTTCAGAATCGTGCTCATGCAGCACCGCCAATTGATACCTTTGCGCGCTTTTCTTCCTGACGCATACGAACTTTATATTCGGTTATTCTTTGCTCACGCAGTGGAGAAAGAACCAATAAAATCTCCTGACAGCCAATTATCAAACGGCTATATATGCCCGACATTTGACCTAACTCGCTTATTTCTTTTTGGTGTTCAGCAATTCCTATGCAATCACTAATGAGATCACGAGTTAACAGGATTTCGGATTTGTAAATAGCGACTACTTCGGACACCCTTACACGCTTTCCCTCAACCATTCGCCATACCATTCGGCTTAAAACATAATCCCCGTTTTTTGCGACGGAAATATCGTGAGTATCGTTAATTGAAAGCATTGGATTTCTCCTTCAGTTCCTGACATTCCACGCAGCGAGTCACGCCGTGAATGGCACGGCGGCGCGCTTCGGGGATTGGCGCGTCGCAGTCTTCACAGAAAGAAGCCGCAACACTGACCGGGCGGTTAACCACGCTGGCGATGTTGCGCGCCAGCAGCTCGTCGGCGCGAGCCTGCGCCATGTCCATTGAGTCGGCCATCAGTGAATCGCCTCCTGCGCTTCGGTCTGATAACGCTCGGCTTCCTGACGCAGCAGCTCGGCGGCTTCAACACCACTAAGCCCTTTTTGCTGAATGCGCATGGCAATCTCAGTTAAGCGGCGAGCCACCTGCAGGCCGCGCTCGGCACGTTCTTCAGCGCGGGCAGAAGTGATGATTGCGGAAAGCTGCTCTACGTCGGCGTCAAATTTTCTTGTTTCTATATTTCTCATTTAACTTTCTCCAGAATTCAGGCAAAAGAATGCCTGGCGGGTTTACGCCTTTAGTTTTTGGTATTTATTTATTCAGGTAAAAAACAGTCTGCGGTTGAAAACTGACGAGGTAAAATGCTGCCCCATCGTGCCATCTTATTCATGGCAATAATAATCAGCCTCCTGCGATGCTCTTCGAAATACTGGAATGGCTTTCCTATTTCCTCTGGCTTAAAACTTTTGGGGCTTTCACGGTTTGCCAGCGTAAGTACGCAGAATTTAAACTCGTCATTCTGATGATTAAAATAACGCAATGCGGCGTTAGCGTTATTGTCACGCATCTGACGCCATTTTTTGCGAAATTCATCAA